ATTGACGTAACAAACGCGGCAACAAGTAACCCACCATCGCTTACAGCAACAGGTGGTGACACCAACATTGGACTTACTTTAGCGGCAAAAGGAACAGGAGACATCAACCTTACAGCAGGTGCCGATATCAACGTACCAGCCAACATTGGAGTGACATTTGGTGACGATGGAGAGAAGATTGAAGGCGACGGAACCGACTTAACAATCGCTTCAAGTGCCAAACTAAACCTGACAGCAACTTCAGATGTACACATTCCAAACAACGTTGGACTTGCTTTTGATGCCTCAGGAGCTGAAAAAATTGAATCTGATGGTACTGACTTATCAATCAGTGTAGGATCAAATGGAGATATTAATATCCCAGCCAACATTGGATTGACATTTGGTGACGACGGTGAGAAAATTGAAGGTGATGGAACTGACCTAACAATTTCAGGAAACAACATCAACTTAACAGCGGTGGCTGACGTAAACATTCCATCAGGGGTAGGTTTAACTTTTGCAACAGCAGAAAAAATTGAATCCGATGGCACTGACTTATCAATCACAGTTGGATCAAATGGTGATATTAATATCCCAGCAGACATTGGTCTTACTTTTGGTGATGATGGCGAAAAGATTGAAGGTAATGGAACGGATCTAACTATTACAGGTAACAACATCAACCTAACAGCAACAGCAGATGTTGTAATACCAGCAAGTGTAGGAATCACATTTGGGTCTGGCGAGAAGATTGAGGGAGACGACACAGACCTTACAGTCACTTCAGGTGGAGCGATCAACCTTACAGCGACAACAGACGTTGTGGTACCTGCTAACGTAGGTATAACATTTGGTACTGGTGAGAAGATTGAAGGTGATAGTACAGACCTTACAGTCACTTCAGGTGCTAAAATAAACCTTACAGCAACATCAGATGTAATACTTCCGCCAAACGTTGGATTAGTTTTTGACACAGGAGGAGCTGAGAAGATCGAATCAGATGGTACGGACTTATCAATCAGTGTTGGAACAGGTGGAGACATCAATGTTCCGGCGAACATTGGTATCACATTTGGTGATGATGGCGAGAAAATCGAAGGCGATGGCACAAACTTAACCATTGCGTCTTCAGGTTTATGTACGATCACAGCAACAGGTGAAACGGTAGTAACCAACAACTTTAGAGTTGGTGGTAACTTAATTGTAGACGGTACTGAAACAATCGTAAACACAACAACACTATCAATTGAGGACAACATCATCGAAGTTAACAGAAACGTGTCGGCAAACTCAGGTATGCCTACAGTTTCAGGTTTACAGGTTAACAGAGGTGAAGGATCAACTGCAACAGAGATGCCATTACTTTGGGCGTGGGATGAATCATTTACAGATGACGGAACAACTATTCACGGTAATGCGGGTGGTGCCTTTACAGCTTTCAGAAGAGCAGAAGGTAACTCAGAAGGACCATCAGGCACAGCGTCACTAGTGGACATTAGGGCAAACGTGGTACACGCCGTTGCAACATCGGCTCAGTACGCGGACGTTGCCGAGCGTTTCGAAGCAGACGCTCCTATGTCAACAGGTGCAGTAGTAGAAGTAGGCGGTGATGCAGAGATCACAGAAACAACATCAGATCTATCTGAAAATGTTTTTGGTGTAATTTCTGATCAACCAGCATACGCTATGAACGCCGCGGCCGGTAACAGTGAAACACACCCATTTGTGGCAATGACAGGAAGAACACCAGTCAGAGTTACAGGTGCAGTTACAAAAGGTCAAAGGCTTGTTAGTTCATCAGTAAAAGGTTGTGCTAGAGCGGTAGCGGCAGGTGAATCGATTTCACCATTCAACGTTATTGGTAGAGCATTAGAAAGTTCAACAGACGCAGGAATCAAGTTGGTAAACTGTGCAGTTCGAACTAACAACTAATAAATATTAGTACTTTTTAGTAGAATTAAAAGGCGGCTTTTTAGTCGCCTTTTTTTTTAAATTTAATAAATATTTTTACGTTCATCCAAAGGGACGGAAGTAGGGAAACCGAAGGAACGCACTTTGAAAGGGAGAAGTGCGTGAAAGAACTAATCAAAAGCGTTAGGTATCGTCACCTACAAATTAGAATCTATAAGGATGATCAGGAAACCTACGACCTTATATTTTCTTCCTGTGATTACCCGTACTTTAGGGTACAATACAAAAATTTGCATAAACTTGATTTGGACCATCTATATCCTTTGTATAGGAATAGGGCATGGATATTACAATGGTTACCACCTAGGTGGTGTCACTTCCTTGTGGTAAAAACTTAATTAAGTAATTAGATCTAGTATTGTTTGTAGTTTGCCTTTTATGGCTTTATTGTTAAGGGTATTCTTAAGACCCATGTGCAAATTCTTTGGCCAACATTCAAAAGCTGTCCAACAATAGCCCGAGTGTTCTTCATTAAGTTTAGGTAGGAATTCACCGTCGATTGCAATGACATAAGTGTGAAAATAAAATTTCTGATCATTGGATGTGAACATTTCAAGGGGAATTACTTTCTTGAATCTCGGAGTGTCTCCTACTTCTTCTTTTATTTCACGTCTAAGACCTTCAAATGCACTTTCACGGAATTTTGACTTGCCTCCTACAAGTCCCCATGTGCCTATTGTTTTCCTATCAGTTCTTTGTAAGAATAAAAATCTCTTAGTGTTTGTTGAATAAAATAATGCTCCTGAACAAACTATGTTATCTTTCATTATAATAATTTAGCCAATCTTTTGTGTTTCTTGTTTAAAAAATTTTTTAATCTTTTTATTTTCCAATCTTCGGATGGAAAAATTTCAGTTGGAAGTTCTAATGCCTCTCGGCCCCACTTAATTTTATCCCATACCCTTTCATGGCCGTAGTATAAGAACATTTTAGTTAGAACTTCTATGCCAGCTATCGCACCAGCCCAACTAAATTTACCTGTAATAAGCCATGCAATAAGAAAAGTATCGCTTGTAGCTAATATTCTCCACGTGATAGTTTTGGTCAAACTTCTAGATACTTTGGATTTCATTCTTTATTATAACAATTAACCAATTAATGATCAAGGGGTAGTTGCATCGTTGGCATCGGCATCTTCTGTTTGCTGATAACCACCATCTAATACTATACTCCAGGTACCTTGTTTGTACACGCCTTCGTATGATTTTACCCATTCTGTGCCATTGAATCTGTACTGAATACCAGTGTTCAAATTGGTAACGTAATGTTGTGTTGAATCTGGGTCAGAGGCATCGAAAGCAATATTCCATTTACCTGTTGAGCTATTGTATTCTATGATATCTCCTACTTTGGCTACCAGCGTACCCCAAGTGCTACTTTGAAAACTAGCTGTTGAATCCCCAACATCATTTATTACAAGATATCTGTCACCATTAGCAGGTGTGCCTGGGTTGAAAGTCGCAGGATTAATTATTTTTAAAACGGCAGTCAGTGAGTTGCTAGGAATGGTATCACTATCAATGGTGTATAGCAATATAGTGTCATCTAAAGTAGTTGTTGCGATTGTACCAATTATCTGATTGCCGTTAGGCTGAGTAAGTCTTATCTGTGACGTACCATTGATAACTTTGCCATATTGATCTAAGATTATTTTCCAATTTAGTGGTGGCCCGAATGCTTCAAACGGATCAATGTTGCTTGGCGCACTTGCGCCGGTGTGAAATCCATCACCTCCTGATTTAACATTTGTACCAGTAGATCCTAATAATCTTAGCTGGTTACCTGTTACTAGTAAACCAAAATTGTTTGGTGTGATAAAACTTCTTGAAGCTAGTTCACCGTCGATTAATCCTTTGGTTATGCCACCATCATCATCATATATGCTCATGATTATTTTTTGAACCACTCCTAATTTTTTTACTTTGACAGGTGGTGACAACCATATTGGCATACTGAATGTCATTGATGCAACATCAATTTCAGAATCTGCGCCTACCGGAATGGTTCGTGAACTAAAAGTTATTCCAGTAAGTTCCACATAGCTTAAACTTGTCCAATCAATGTAGTTGTCTGTCTTTTGTATTTCAAAATCGGGATTGAATAGGTACAATATCTGTTCTAGTATTTGTAGTTTTTGATCAGTATTCGAAGAAAAAATATCAGCACTTACTTCTAGCCTAAAAGGTGACGGCATTACTTTTTCTACTGTGTATCCGGCACCTAACTGATTTGTATAGTTTCCATCAGAGTCAACATCTCTTTCTCTTAGATGTTGCTTTTCGACATGGTATGGATTTTGCATACGATCTCTATCGTAGTTGAGTTCTCTGACATAACAAGCAATTTTTGGAGCGTAATTTAGGGCATTTTCACTATTATTTCTAATAATGTTTGCAACTTGCCTTGTTGGGTCACCATAAACAACAGGTACTGCTCGTAAGTTAATACGTCCATCTTTTGCCTTTCCTGTCTCAACAGAAAAATTACTTAGAATTCTAATAAATTGAGTTAGAAACTTTCTAACCTGTCCATCATAAAAATGTAGCATTAGTTGTCAGCCTTTGGTTTTAAAGCATTTGAAAGTGCTTGTCTTTGTTTTACAGTCAACCCATTAATTGTTGATTCAGTTGTGTTGTTAACAAAACCTGTCTTATAATTAGCTCTAGTATCATTGTTTGTGGTAGTTATTCTAACTGAATCTTCAATTTTTATCCATCTGTTGCCATCATAACGAAATAATCTGTTAGGCAAGTAATCCGTCCTTAAAAAATAATCACCTTTGTCGACACCAGAAATTGGAAAACTAATTCCAAAGCCGGCCGGATTACCGTTTGGAGCTACGCCATCTCCATCAAGATAGAATCCATAGTGCGAACTTGCAGGCGTATCTATAACGGCATTTACGGTTCTGTCACTACTTGCCCTTTGCTCTTCGGTGTTAACGTTTTCTGTTCTTATGTTGCCTCTTTCGTCAATTGGGGCAACATAATATTGTTTGTAATTAAATCCTGACTTAGGAGCATCTGACTCCGCTTGAGCAACAACCTGATCGTTAATTGTTTTTTCTTTGTTGAATGTGCTCATGTAACTTGCCATGGACCCTGTGGTTGTTGCATCACCTAATATATCTCTGAACTCTTGAGAATCAACTAAACTTTTAAGTTTTAATCTCAACAAATGTGGCCACCATGTTGCTGAAAATCCTTCGGCGGCTCTATTGACATCCTCAATCACATAATACCTTTTTAAAGCAATTGGTATGCTTTCATCTAAAGAGAAATCATCCTTCATATGAGGAAACTCTAACACATCACCAG